CCAACGGATTGGTTGGGATAAGGCTACCCAAACCAAGTGGATCAGTCCCACCACCCACAGCATATAGATACTGACTAAACTTATCCTTAATGCTCTCCTCCAGCACATTCATCTTCTCTTTCATCAATTTGAAGATGGCTGCGGCGCCGTTGTTCTCGTCCTGCTCCTGATCACTGATGATGACAGTGCCAGCCACACGCGAGTAACCATACTCAACCGTGTCGAACTCATCGGTCTGGTTGACAGGCAACGGAGTGTAATACGAATACGATGTGATGTTCGGATTGCGCCCAACAGTCAGTGGGTTGGTGATATTGTAACCACCATCCTCATACTCCACTCGGTCATTTGCAAACACCCACGCCATCAACGCATTCGACTTGATGCTCGCCATCACGAGCTTACGCCTACTCTTGGTCAGTGTGCTGTGTAGCACATCTGCCATACCCGGTATGATTGTTCCAACAGGCATAGCCTACCTCATCAGTTGAGAGTGACACCGTTCTCTTGCATCGTTTGCCGAATGATGTCAGCCCACGACGCATTCTCGTTATACTGTTGGACTGCACCATTCGTAGCCTGCGGTGCGCCACCAGTTGCACTACGACGACCCGGTATGGGACGCTGCTGTGCAGATTGCTGTGTCGTCTGCTGGGTAGACTGCTGTTGTTGACGCTCTACGATCTGTTCACGTAGATTGCGCGTCCAGTCCAATCCATTCTCATGTGCCCACCGGATCATCTTGGTGTATGCACTGTGTAGGGTCAGACTAGGCTGAGCTTGCAGCATTTCAGTAAGCACGTCAAGGTTCTCATTCGCCTCCTGGTTGTCGCCAAGGAAGCCATCCAACTGCTGCTGTGCTGCACTACGATGTCGAGCATGTTCCTGCTCCATCTGCGCACGCTGCGTGATCGGTGCCATCTTCGCTTCGATCATGCGTTGGATAGCAGCCATATCCATTCCTGGCGTTACACCTTGCTCAAGGAATGGAATGGAGTAGCCCTTCGACTTAACTTCCTCAACCAACGTCTGCAACGTCTTGACAGGATCACGCATGAAGTCAGCCATGACACGAATGGCAATGACCTGATCCTGTGGTGCGACATTCAATCGCACAGCTTCTCGTGTCACTTCGTTGATGCCACCCAACGCTTGCTGAGCTTGACCCAACTGCTGCTTCAGTTGTGCAGCTTCACGTGTAGCGCGTTGACCGTCCTCGAATATCTTACGCTCAATGCCACCACGTGCAACAACGCGACCACTGATTGGATCAACTAAGTCTCGGGTTGCAGGATTGTCTGCATTTGGAACCTCAACGAGTCCATCATGTCTGCGTCTGACAACGCCCTGCTGAGTTGCACCCGCACCATCTGCTGCGCCGCCTGTTTGAGTAGGTCCTGTTGATGTTTGTTGGCTACTGCCCGTGGGTTGCGCACTCGTTTGCGCTTCTCCACCATCGCCACCTGTTGACGCTTGCTCACTTCCGCCTCCGCTGTCATCCCTGAAGTCAGGGATGTTGTTGATGATGCTGTCTTCTGTTCCGCTCATGCTGCATTACCTTGTGGCTGCATGCCCGCGCCACCCTGAGCAGCGAGCATTTGTTGGAATATCTGCGTCGGCGGGATGCCTTGTGCCAACGCTTGACCGATTGCTTGCAACACTGGTGGTGGCAACTGTTGCAACGCTTGCACAATCGTAGCTGCAACTTGCATACCACCACCAGCACTCGCAGTTGGTGGTGGACCACCACTCGGTTGTCCAGGTGGTGGCCCACCTTGTGCTGCACCTTGCGGAGCCATCCCAGGTGCACCACCTTGTTGAGACTGTGCCATCATGCTCACTTCCTGAGTGATGGACTCCCAATCCTCCTGTGTGATCATGAAGTCATCGAACGCTCGGCTCATCATGTTGAGTGAGACCTTGAGCGCACTTGCAGGTGCAGCACGCACATACTGCGCCATCACTTGACCAACTTGCACAGCCTCTTGCTTCTTCTGTTGCGTAGTCAACTTCTGTGTGCTGCCACCAACGATGTTCATCGCGAACTGTGAGAAGTCCTTGAGGTTATCGAGTGGACGCCAGAACGCACTAACATCCAGACCAGTGATCTGTTGCACAGTCTGCGCATCCATGAACCGCAAGCACAACTGTGCAACCTTCCAACCTACGTCACCAATAGCATCTTCAATAGCATCAAGGCGCAGGTCCATACGCATGTTGCCCATAGTGCTATAGTAATCGATTGCCTTATTGGTGGTATTCGTCTTGAACTCACCGCCACGCTCCACTTCATTCGTGTGTGCGATGCGATCCACACTCTGATACAAGTCCTGCTTGTCGAACATCTGATGGAACTGCATGCTCGGTGGCGGAATGCTAAATATAGCATCGACACCCTTCATGCCTTCAGGCAACCGCAGCGGTGTTGCTACAGGCTCAGGCCCCTTGAGTATACGATCAGCGATCTCTTGCGTCACACCAGCATCAGGATTGTAGAAGATGTTGCGCCTGACCCACAGCAGTGCACGACGCTTCTCGTCATTGATCTCGTTGATCTGGTCCTGCTGATCCAAGTAGTAACTAACTTCGCCCTTAGCATACGTAGCAACTGGATTGTCATGGAACCACAGCGGCGTCAGTGGATAGAAGCCTTGCAACTGATACGGATCATCCCATACCCAAATGGGCCACTTCCAGTCGTTGTCTGCATACATCTCCAACCTGCGCGTTACCTTGTCCCATACATACCACACACGTGTGCGACACGCCTTCTCATAACCCTCCTTGCTGTCGAACCCATACGCATTGTATGAGTTCTCACCCTTGCTGAACAAGGTGAAGTCATCGTCATCACCGCCATCACTGCCACTGTTCAGCACATGTGTTGGCTCGAAGATCGACTTGACCTCTTCACTCTCCTCATCCTCTTGCCCATAGATCGCATTGATATACTGCGTTGGTAGCATGTCCTCGATCATGACCCAATTGGCGTCACTCAAGTATGGGTCGCAGTGATCAGGATCAATCAGCACTTGATGTGGCATCCTGACCCTACAGTATGGACCACTTGGTTGTAGGAACTCAACCTTCTCCTCAAGTGCAATCAGCTTAGCTTCAACCTCCCTGATCTCTTCATCATCCTTAGCAGCAGCCAATTGCTGCGACAGGTTCATGAGATCAGTCATGCCCTGCTCACTGCCCTTGTCCTTGGTCGTGTAACCAACCTCGAACCACGCTCTGTTCGTCAACAGTGCAATCAGCACATTGCGCTTAGCCTTGGGCTTGATGTTGATGCCTGGCGCATACTTCATCCTGAACAGTGCATCAACCAACCGATTGATGGCACGTGCGAATGCATCATTCTGCACAGTGGCATCTACATTCTCAGTAGGCTGAGCACTGACCTCAACGATTGGGTTCTTAGCATACAACTCAGGTATCTGCGCCTGTATGTTAGAGAACACAATGTTCTCAGTGCTACTGTGCAAGTCGTTGAGACGACGTGCCACATACCTGTTGCCACTCGCACGCAGATCAGTGCCATCACGGTGATCAGCTTGATCATGGTTGTAGTAGCGAATGGCCTCATCCCATGCATCAATCAGATCACCCATCTGCTTCTTCGCAGTGTCACGACGCGAACGCCAAATGCCACCGCGTTTGCTCGACACAGGAATGCGACTGTCAGGCATTGCCTTGTAGACAGCAGCTTCCTCAACAGGTGGTGGTAGACCAACCTCAGACTGGTTAAGCGACTGCTCAAGTGGATCAACTTGCGTATCCATGTTAAGCTGTGGATCATCCTGATACGAACCGCTCATCGGAACAACGGTCCCACAGGCACAACGCCAGTCAACAGACTAAGCAGTATCAGCAACAGCACGATCGCCAACACGACCTGTGCAATCACAGCAAACGGTGGTGGCAACGGAATGAGCGTGAGCACATACCAGATCACACCGAAGATCAGTATGATGATCAGCAGTTGGATCAACAAACCTATCACTTGTGCCTCGCTTTCGGACCACGCTCCTGTTGACGCTCAATCTCATGCCATGCTAAGTAAGCAGGTGGTTGGTTAGGCTTACCAACATACTTAGCAAGTCGTGGCCTATTGCTCATTGCATACTTCCACATGTCCATGGCATGATCGTTGCGATCCACTGGCTTATCAGTGGTCTCGTCACTGCCATCGCGTTGGAAGTAATACTCAGTGATCTCATCAACGAACCACTGGCACCGATCACCAACATAGAAGTGTGGCGCATGTCGCATGCCTGTGAATGGGTGCTCATGCAACGGCAACGGCGTCAGGTATTGCCAATTCTTGCTGATGCCAGCATTGATGTCATTGTTGCCACGTTGCATGCGCAGACCCTCATCTGCAAACATCGCAGCGACAGTCTCACCAACTACTTGCTTGCTTCCTGGCTTGCGTCGGAACACGTCGGGGTCTGCATAGATTGGATGTCCGAGTTCATCATCCTCGCAATGCTCAGCACGTATTCGGTGTATATACTTCGCCGCGCTTGCGATGGTAAGCTCCGCGATCCTGAAACCATCGAGCAGAAACACATTTGCGTCGTCGTCCGTGTAAAATAGTCCGTAACAACTGTGGCGAGACAGTCCGTGGTCGTATCCTTCAATGAACTCAGGCTGAAAACCGGACATCCGCAGTTGCCGCAGATGTGTCGATACGTCTTCATGTGCCACGATATGGAGCGTTTCATCGAACTGTGGATAGATGAGACCACTAAGCGCTCCCCACCTACCGAATACAAATCGGTCTCGCATGCTGCCGGTGTAGGTCGAAAGCATTCCTCGGATGTAGTCTTCACCTACGTTCTCCACGTTCTCATAAGTGC